GGGTTTTTACCCCCCTAGCAACCCGAAGAATTTCGAATTTATGAATAATTTATATGTATCAATAGAAGTGTGATGAATCAACTTATCACTTCTTTTGTGTCAAAGCATATACCTTTTAGTTTGACTTTAAGGATTTTCCCGTGTGGAATCTGATTACTAATTTATTTTTTCGAAAGCCCTTATGACGAAGGGTTTTATTTAAGATAGAATTAAAGGTTTAGTACCCCTTTAATTTATCTGATCTTGTCTCAGCGCGAGACAGGACACATTTCTTTCAGAAATGTTCCGATTTACTTTGAGTAGATCACATCGATGTAATGTACCCACTTTGTCGATTGTTTTTGAAATAGAAAATGTCCATTTATATGGAAATAGGTTTACGCTTTGTTTGCCCTAGACTTAAAACTCAAAATAAACAAAACCCCAAAATGATTGTATTCAATCAGGCGAGCGTCCCTTGCCATGTTCAATTAAACCTGAACTCGCATGTCGGTTAGTTACCTACGCATGTTAAACACTCCAAACTCCCAATAATTCTACGCATTATTTAAGACCTACACCTCATCAAAATGAGGGAGGCAACCTGTACGAACAATTTAAGAAATACAAAGGATTTACTTCCATTATTAAGATTATGAACAAAAATAAGACAAATATTCCTAAAATATTTATTCAGAGGTCTATTAGACCATCTGGTAAACATTATATATATTTGACTAATACCCTTAAGGGTAGACCTTTTTCTACCAGTGTGTGGAACGAGTTCCACCTTGGTAGATTACTAAGTTTTATCCAACACTTTTATCTTAAATGGCATAATTTTTACAATTATGCTAAAACTTCTGATAAAAGGGGTGTTCAATATCTTTTTAAGGTATTTGTAGATGGGACTAGCAACCCCATCAAAATGCCATATAGATATAAATTCCTACTAAATGATTGCTATCGTGGTCGATCTTTGATTGATTACTTTTCTTTCTATACTGGAATGAAAAGAGTCAATATTAGAGAGATTGATCAAGAAACGGCTGATGTAGAAATGGTTTCTATGATTGTATCCCAGAGTAATATAAGATTACAAAACCCTAATAAGAATAATTATACTAAGTTAATGCGAGAACAATTAAGCCTAGCGAAAGCTAGAGTTACTAGATTGTTACCTCAAATTAGAAATAATAAGGTTATATTTAATAAGAAATTTGCACGAGTGATGGCCCAGATTATATCTGGTTTAATCGTTTGTGCACCCCACAGTTCTAAGATCAAGAATTTTTCATCTTTTGATGATAATCTACTTCTTGAAATCTATAAGTTCTGTCCCAAGACGGAGATCAATATCCTGAATGTAGTATTAAATAAGAATATTACTTTCACTCATCTTAGAAGATATATACCTCGTGTAGATAGATTTCTATGGTCATATGAGTCTCACATATTTAGTTTGAGATCCACCAAAGCCAACATTACATTTGATGAGATTTTGAAATCCTATAGCCATATTCATCCAAAGAAATTTAAACTTCTTAGAGAGTTGGGTCTATTGGATTGTGGTTTGATGCACTGGGCTTGTGGCCTAGTACATGACCCTAGATTGGAGTATGATCATTGGTGTAAAGCTAGACATGAACAATGTATGAGTCAAATTATAATGGACCTTTGGGATTTATTCCATGAGGGTCCAGATTATTTAGATGACTTTGAAGATCAAATACTCCCCACTCTTGTAAACACGTTTGCAGATCCTTACCAAAATCTGTTTGGTGTTGATAGTCATTTTTATGGTGATGATGATATTCCAGTAGAACATCCTCCTCCTTTATGGTTATCTTCTGCTTTATTTGATGTACATTCTAACCCTTTGGGGCTTTCCTTCTTGACGGAGGAAATAGAAATGTGCAATAATATTATAAAACAAATTAAAAGCATGCCCTATAAGATGATCAAGGAGCAGATTAGTGACTATATATTTAGTCAGATTAGGTACTTAACAAATACGTTTAGTTTACTACATCATTTGTTGTGTTATTATAATGGTGATGCCTCTTTGGCGTTATTATTAGACTCGATTGCAGTGTTTATTTCTAACACTATTAATGATAGTACTTTTTCTCACTTAGCTTCCATTTTAATGAACGTGTGTGAAAATTTCCAGACTTTTGTTAGTTCTACCTTTAGTAAACAATCATCTGGTGAAGATCCAACTTCTATTACCCAGACAGAGACATTTTTGGAGACTAAGAAATTTATGATGACTTTAATTACACTACCTTTTGTTGATACTATCTCAGATACCTTATTTAGCGAAAAGGTCAGCGCGAGTATTAAAGAGTATTTGAAAGGATCTTCTGAAGAAAGTATTGCTTACCAGGCTTTTGGATATATGAAATATATGTGTGTCCGAGGATATGCGTATTATGTATCAGGTGATGTAGCAGATCTTCTTAATTCTGATTCGCCTTTTAGAGTATGGTGGTCAGAATCTAATGATATTTTGCTAAATTATAACTATGATGCTATTACTAATGCAGAGAACACAGAAGTTAATGTCATGAAATTAGATGAGTTATTGACTCAAGGAGATAGATTCATGCGCTTATGTCAGAATAAGAAAGATTTAGCTTTTTATGATGTTAAAAATACTATCCTTAAATTGAAGAATTTTAAGATGGATATGATGACTCATAATGAAGTGGCTAGTTCTAGACCTGTCCCTCTTTGTTTGCTATTGTTTAGCGAACCTGGATGTGGTAAATCATACATTATGAAGTTCATTATCAAGATCGTTGGTGATGCTATCGGGAAGACAGTTTCCGATAAGATGGTTTATAATAGAAACGTCGGAGAAGAATTTTGGAATAATTTCAAATCCGATCAGTGGGCTATTATTAAAGATGACATATGTTCTAGACAACCTATATATGATCAAGGTGAAGATGTTAATGAAACTTTACGTATTGCTAATAATGTAGGTTACATGACTAATCAGGCTAGTCTGCCAGATAAAGGAAAGACTCCAGCTATGCCTCATCTTTATATGGCTACCACCAATATTAAGAGCCTAAATGCCGGCAAATATTCTATAGCTCCATCTGCTATTCTCAGAAGATTTAAGTATGTTATTACTGTTGTCGTTAAAGAAAAGCATAGAGTTCCCGGTAAAGAGGAGATAAATTCATTGCATGAGAACGAAGAGACGTTGCATGTTAATGCAGATTGTTGGTATTTCATTATCGAACAAGTGTATATGGGAGTTAATGAAGTTGTCTATGAGAGAATTAATCCTCTAAATTTTGAACCTCATAATCTAACAGAGATTGAGAATAAAGATACAGGAGGAGGTAAATTCGTACTTGATAGATGGCAACTTAGTAAAACCATTTTCCATTTAGCTACCAATCAGAAGCATAAAGCCGATATTATTAAAGGCGTTATGGACGATATGTTCACACATACTTTGTGCCATAATTGTTTTCAATATCATGACGGATTGTGTGTTGAAAAACAAGGTATTCATCATGTAGAGATGTTTTATTCACTGATTGCGTACCATTACATAGCTTTTGTATTTATTCTATTTGAATATGAGAATATATCGTGGCTTGCTAATTTATTGTATAAGTATGGACCTAAGAGGATAAAACGCGTAGATGCTGCTTGTGAGCGCATTAAAACGTACGCCGTTGATAAAGTCCATCCTAAGATAAGAGATGCTAGGGCTATATTTATGATAATGAGTAGCTGTGTAATTGTTGGTATGACAGTCCATAAATACAGGGAAAGAGCAAAATGTAGATTGAATGATTATTGGAAAGATTCCACGGTGGACACCAATATCCAAATATCCCCTGAAAGCAAGTCTATAACTAGTGCTCAAATAGTCGAGAGGTTTAAAGATAATACTTATCACTTTCGATATATAGCTACTGATCCCGCAGATAGAACAAGAAGTGTTGCTGGGGTTGGTGTTATGGTCGCTCTTGTAGGAGATGTCTTTATTACAAACGCCCATCACTTTGATGAGTATTTTCTCACTTTTGACAGAATCTCTTTCATTTATTGTAACGAAAATTGCAAAGAAACTATGGTTGAGGCTATGCCTAAGACGTTTGTATATGATAGAGATAAAGATATAGTAGTTTTCCAACTTAAAACTAGGAAACATAAATCAGTATTACACTTTATACCTTTTGAGAGACTACCTCATGCTCAAGTGTATAGAGGTTTACATTTCTTCCGTTTTGCCACTGGTTTTGGTGTTAAGGATGTCACTGTAGAAAGTGATATGTCAAACACTGTAACTATACCTTTAGCTAAAGGTGTTCAAACTCAGGATTACCTTTTGCATTCATCGTTGACTGGCTCTGAGCGTGGTGACTGTGGTTCTCCATTGGTCGTGGATGTTAGAGATGGTTTCATTTTTGCTGGTATTCATCAATACGGCATATTTGTGCAACCGGTCGTTAGGAAAGCGTTCAACGTGAACGCCTATAGCGGCTGTAGAGGATTCATATTTAGTGATGTCAAAACCTTAGTTGATATTTTAATGAATCGACTTCGTGACCTTCCTATCCCCGAAGAGATAATTGAACCTAGTTCCAAGTTTCCGGCACCACCTATAGAGGCACTATCCCAGAATAGCGACCTGGCTTGGATGGAGAAGAAAGACATACAATTGCAAAACATGTACATTAAAGGCACTATCCCTAACCAGGTTAGAAGCTTTAAGAGTAAGGTGTATAAAAGAATGACGTATGATACATTTGTTGATGATTGTTCTAAATTGTATGTAAAACCTGAGAACACGAGTTATACCAAGGACGGCGTGTACGTTTCTGCTTATAGAAATGATCACATGAAATTGAAGAGTATTGTAGATAGTATTCCGCTTGCCGACATTAAGAAAGCAAAGAAGAATTATCTAGCTAGAGTAAAACCCTCCTTATTAAGGGGCGTAAGATCTTTAACTATGATGCAAGCTTTCAATGGTATAGAAGGTTGCCGTTTTATTGATAGGATGGAAATGTCTAAAGGAGCGGGATTTCCCTTTAATACAGCAAAAAGGGATTATTTCACACAAATTGATGATATTTATTACCCTAATGAGACTATTGTTTCGTTGTATAATGAATACATTCATGATATGTCTAACGGAAAACAACCTTTCTTTGTTGTTGATGGTGCGCTAAAAGATGCTCCTATTTCGCAAGAAGATCAAGATAAGAGGAAGATTAGAGTCTATTCTATATGTAATTTCGTTTTAAATGCGATTACTAGGTCTCTATTTCTCCCTTTAGTTAAAGTTATGCAAGACAATCCTTTAGTGTTTGAGTTAGCAGTGGGGTCTGTGCATTGTTCTGAACAATGGGGGATGTTTTACAGATACTTTAGTAATCCTGATCGAATGATAGCTGGAGACTATTCTAGGTACGATAAAACATTGGCTCTATGGCTTACCATTATGGCATACAATATTCTTATAGAAATGGCCAGACTAGCTGGGTATACCAAAACTCAGTTGCGCATTATGTGTGTCATAAGAGATATCTTTTGCATGCCTAA